GGACTGTACATCCTGAAAGAAATGAAAAGTGGAGAGCAGAACAAACTCAACTATTAGGTGAGAAGATGGCAGCACAGGAATGTGATTGTGATTTTATCAGTTCTGGTTATACAGTTGTAGATGGACAACTTCTAAAATGGTATGAAGAAACTCATATACAAGAACCTGTTGAAAAAAGAGGATTTGATGGAAACTATTGGTTATGGTCACAACCAAATTATACTAAAGATTATGTAGTAGTAGCTGATGTCGCTAGAGGTGATGGGGCAGATTACTCAGCATTCCACGTTTTAGATGTAGAGAATGTAGAACAAGTAGCAGAATACAGAGGTAAGATTGGTACTAAGGATTATGGTAATATGTTAGTGAATGTTGCCACAGAATGGAACGATGCATTGTTAGTGATTGAAAACGCTAACATAGGATGGGCAGTTATTCAAGAAGCAATTGATAGAAACTATAGTAATCTGTATTACTCATTCAAAGAATTTGGATATGTAGATGAAGATATACATTTACAAAAAGGTTATGATTTAAAAGATAAATCACAAATGGTACCGGGGTTTTCTATGACAAGTAGAACACGTCCATTGGTTATCTCAAAATTAGATACTTATATGAGAGAAAGAGTCCCAGTTATCCGTTCAAAACGATTAATTGATGAACTTTTTACTTTTATATGGAATGGTAGTAGAGCCGAAGCTCAAACAGGGTACAATGATGATTTAACAATATCATTTAGTACAGGCCTTTGGGTAAGAGATACGGCACTAAAACTTAGACAACAGGGTATAGAATTAAATAGAAGAGCACTATCCCTAACATCTAAACATTCAGGAGTATTTAAGACAGATTCTCAAAAAGCATCCAAAAGCTGGACAGTTAATACTGGTAAAGGTGATGAGGATATAAGTTGGTTACTATAAAATTTGGATATTAAAAATATTTTTTGTATATTTATAGAAATAAGCAGTTAATAAAGAAAAGATTATGGCAGATACTTCATTGTTTGGTAGATTAAAACGATTATTCTCAACTCAAGTAGTTGTAAGGAGAGTTGGTAAAGATAAGTTAAAGGTTGTTGATTCATCAAGACTACAATCCGATGGTAATCGTAGAGGTTCTGCGTATTACGATAGGTATGGTAGATTACATGGTTCTAACTCAAGAAAGAATTGGCAAACATACAACGAAAGATTTAACTATCATTCAAACAAATTAGAATTATATACAGATTATGAAGCAATGGATAAAGATTCTATTATTTCATCTGTATTAGATATATACTCAGATGAGTGTACTCTTAAAAACGATATGGGTGATGTACTTCGTATTAAATCATCTGATGAAGGTTTAAAGAAAACATTACACAATCTATTTTACGATGTATTAAACATTGAGTTTAATCTTTGGTCTTGGGTAAGGGGTATGAACAAATATGGTGATTATTATCTTTATTTAGATTTAGATGATGATTTAGGTATAGTAAATGCACAACCATTATCTTGTTATGAAACTCGTAGAGAAGAAGGATATGATTTAGATAATCCTTACTCAGTAAGATTCGAAGTAGAAGAACAAAACACAAACGCTATTTCACAAAGAAACAATACTAAGTTCTTAGAATCGTTTCAAGTAGCTCATTTTAGATTACTTACAGATACAAACTTCCTTCCTTATGGTCGTTCCTTATTAGAAGGAGCTAGAAAGACTTGGAAACAATTAACTCTTATGGAAGATGCGATGATGATTCATAGAATTATGAGAGCACCCGAAAAGAGAATCTTTAAAATTGATATTGGAAATATTCCACCTGCAGAAGTTGATTCATATATGGCTAATATTATAGACCAGATGAAGAAAGTTCCTTATATTGATGAAGCTACTGGTGATTACAACCTTAAATTCAATATGCAGAATATGTTGGAAGATTACTATCTACCTGTAAGAGGTGGACAGAGTGGTACTGAAATCGATTCTCTAAGTGGAATGGAATTTGGTGGTATTGATGATATTGAATATTTAAAGAATAGAATGTTAGCGGCACTTAAAGTTCCAAAAGCATTTATTGGATATGAAGAAGGTGTTGAAGGTAAAGCAACATTAGCACAAGAAGATATTAGATTTGCACGTTCTGTAGAAAGAATACAAAAGATTGTACTTTCAGAATTAACTAAGATTGCTATTGTACATTTATATTCTCAAGGATATACTGATGACCAATTAGTAAACTTCGAATTAGAACTTACTACTCCATCTATTATATACGAACAAGAGAAAGCAAACCTTTGGTCTGAAAAAGTATCTTTAGTTTCTGATATGAAAGATTTAAAAATGATATCACAAGAATGGATGTACAAACATATATTCAATATGAGTGATGAAGAGTGGAAACAAGAACAGTATAAGGTTCTTAACGATATTAAATTAGGATTCAGACATGAACAATTAGCAGCAGAAGGTAACGACCCAATCGTATCTGGTGAATCATTTGGTACTCCACATGATTTAGCAGTAATACAACAATCTGAAGGTGGTGATAGTGGAACTATGGGAGAAGATGTTGGTGGTGCACCTGAAGGTGGGCATGAGGGTGCTGGTAGACCTAAAAAATCTGGTAATTACGGAACTGATGATAATCCACTTGGAAGAGACCCTTTAGGTAATAAGAGTATTAGTGTTAAATCAGAAACTTTTAATGCAAATTCTGTAATAAACAAAGAACACACAAATTCACTTATTAATACTATGAAAAGCAAGGGTAAAACCAAAAAAATACTAATGGAATCTCTGAAAGAGGACACTAATGATGAAAGTTTATCATTATTGGATGAGAAAAACATATTGGATTCTTAGAAAAACAATATTTATAACAAATATATAGTTGACTTTGTAAAAAAACTATGAGGAATATAATGAAAAAACTAAAACACAGTAAGTATAAGAACACAGGAATTCTGTTTGAATTATTAGTAAGGCAAATTGCTACTGATACATTAAACAATACGGATTCTTATGCTACTAGAATCATTAAAGAACATTTTAGCAAAAATACAGAGTTAGCAACAGAACTTAGGTTATATAAAGTGTTTATAGATGAAACATTCGAAACGGAATATAAAGCATCTGAATTTTTAAATATTATTTTAAAAGAACGAAGTAAATTAAATGAAGCTGCATTAAATAGACAGAAATATAACCTAATTAAAGCAATAAAGAAAAACTTTGTATTAGAAGATTTCTTTAAGTACAGAGTATCTAACTATAAAGAGAACGCATCTATCTATAAATTATTTGAACATAACAATTCAGATAATCCAAAAGAGTATGTTGAGTGTAAATCAACTATAATGGAATCTTTAACAGGTAACTCACAACCTACCGATGTAGTGGTTAGTACTATTAATGAAGAATATTCTAAACAACCAAAAGAGGTAAGATTATTAGCTTGGAAGATGTTAGTTGAAAATTTCAACAACAAATACACCAATCTAAGTGATAAACAACAATCTATTCTTAGAGAATATATTAACTCAGTTGATAATTCAGCTAAATTAAAGAAATTTGTTGTAAGAGAATGTAATTCTATTAAAAACGATATAAATAATGTAAATGTAACAGATAAAGTTACTAACATTAAGGTGAACGAAGTATTAAAATTAATAACTAAGTTGAAAACATCAAAAGTAATCACAGAATCTCAGATTCTATCATTACTCAGATATACTGAGTTAACTGATGAGTTAAAAAGGGTATTCAAATGAAAAGTTTATTAAAAGAAATAGAAGATAAGTTTGAAGAAATTGAAGAAGCTAATGTAACTGGTAACTTAGATGGTGGTGAGGGCCCGGTAAAGACTCCAAACGCATTCTCAAAGAGTAAAGATGAAGATGATTTGGATGATGACCACATTGAAGTGTTAGGGTATAAGAAAGCAAAGGAATCAAAAATGAACTCAAAGAAATTAGAATCGTTAGAAAGTAAATTAGAAAATAAGATTAACGAAATATCTTATAAAGAATATAAAAAAGATGGTAATCTAAAACAACATCAGAAAATTAATCACTCTATTAAAGAAATTAATAGTATGATGTTTAAATTAGAACGTATTGTTAATCAGAACGCTAAACTAAAGACTGAAGCTGGTGTGGATTCTGCTAAATATTGGAAATCTACTCAAACTAGGTTTGGTAAGATATCAGAACGTATGTTAAATGTAGCACGTAAGATAAAAGAGTTATCCATATGAGTTCAACTAAGAAAATATTAAAAGAGGAACTATCTAATAAAGATTTAGAAAATATTCGTCTACTTATTAGATATGAAGTAGCACAAATCATGTTTGATTTATATAGAAAACGAAAAGTTTGGGGAGCGTAATGAATAAATTACTTATAGATACTATACCATTTAAAATGACTACAAGTCAAATTAACGAATCATTAGAAAATAATAATGGTAGGTTGATTGTTAATGGTGTACTCCAAAGAGCTGAAGCTGAAAACCAAAATGGTAGAGTTTATCCACGTTCAATCTTAGAACGAGAGGTTAAAAAATATCTTGGTAGAGAAATTAAAGAAAATAGAGCGTTTGGTGAGTTAGACCATCCCGAATCTTCGGTAGTTGAACTAAAAAACACATCACATATCATCAGAGAAGTATATTGGAAGGGTGATGATGTAATGGGTAAGGTAGAAGTACTCAAAACTCCAGCAGGGAACATCCTTAAAGAACTTTTAGAGGCAGGTTGTACGGTTGGTATCTCTTCAAGAGGTATGGGTTCTGTAAAAGAAGCTAGTAATGGTAACACTGTTACTGTAGAAGATGATTTTGATTTAATTTGTTGGGATTTTGTATCAAACCCATCAACACATGGTGCATTTATGAGACCAATGAACGAATCAGTAGTTGGAAACGTAAAAACACAATCATATAAAAAAATTAATACATTAGTAAGAGATATCATCTGTGAAATAGATGGTGTTTGTTCAATCTAAGGGAAACGAAATGAAATTAACTGATATAAAAAACTCACTTAACGAAATCTCAGCAATCGGTGGATTAAAGCAGGTTGTAAAAGGTAATACTGATAGAGTAGAGGGAATCAAACTATCAAAAGAAATGGCACAAGCTATGATTGATTGGTTTAACTCATCTCCTTATGGTAGAAAGTACCCAAATGCTAAAAAAGGTAGATTAAACTTATCATTAGGTATTATGGGACACTTTGGATTGGATAGATACGCTAAACACAAAGGCGCTAAAGAAGAATTAAAGTATATTAAAACTTTATCTAAAGCAATGAGAGATAATGTAAACGAAGCTTTGAATGAAAGAGCAGAACCAATGTTATCAGATAAAGAGCAAGAAATTGTTAGAAAATCTTTACAAAGAGCAGTAGGGGTAGATGTAGATTCTGAACCTGATGATACTAGATATCATGGTGGTAATAGTAACTTCATATTTGATGGCGGTGAAGATTTGATGTTGTTTGTTGGTAAATATGAAGATGAAGATAAACCATACTACGTTAGTATTGAAGGATTTGATGCTGGTAAAGTAGCAGATGAAGATGCTAAAGATTTTAAAGGTATAGTAA